GTCTTTTAGATAATTTACCTATTTTATCTTCTTTGACAAACTCACGGGCTCTCATTTTGTATAGCCCTTGAATGCTTTGACAGGACTAACTGTAGAAGTATCTTTCATTTCTTCACTACCGGGAGTACTGACCGACATTTTACCGTGTTTGTCTACTTTAGCCAATGCTTTGTCTATAACTTTACCTACATTAGGATCGAAACTGCTAACTGTAGGGTGCTTGCCCCATTTAGTTTCAGGGCGGAAATTAGGTCTATTTTTATCCTGTACTTTATCTTCAGTTCCCATTTCACCGCGAACTGCGGCTATCGCTACTCCGAAACGATAGATGTCGTAGAAGTTACTGTTAGATATTTCCGGTATCACATATGTATATGGTAATGCCATGAAGGCGATATCTAATCCATCATGAACGTCGGCTAAATCTTGCTCTGTTAAAAACTCTTTGGCTCTCATTTTAATTTTCTGTTGTGATTAACACGTTGCCCGTTTCAGTAACTAAACTATCTCCACTTTCAGTGATCATAGGAACACCAAGCCCTAAATCGCCTGCATAAGTTATCTGATATGATATGAAATGTGTGATCACTTGATTTTGTAGAGGATTGACTAGGATTCTAACGTTACCACCAGAAACATCTAAATCGTATTGTGTAAGCCAATTGCCTACATTAGTGATACCATATACGGTGTATTTGACATCGCTCATGTCGTTGAATATCTCGGCTCCGATAAAGACCATTTGACTGTCATTATTGTCATCACGATAACTCTTTATCTGAAACAATGCCATTGTAAATTCGTCAGCAGGATATTCGAATATTACTTGGCCAGGAGTATTATTTAAGGTCACAGCACTGGTTATCTGTGTACCTGTCTGTTGCATATAGACGAAGTTGTTATTGATTTTCTGGAAAGCTGTACGTAATGGATCGCCTTCCCCATCGTTTGGTAACACGCCTATATTAACTAATTGAATACCCATATCAGATCTCCTACAATGTATTTATCTGACTAAATAATGTTATGTGGATAATCAATTGGTTGCCTGAATTCATAGTACATCTGATCTTTATAGCGGGTATTGTTGGAACCATAGCAGGATTTGTTCTAGGTTTCATACCACTGATAAGCAAATATAAGCTTCCTATACAGATAATCAGCATATTATTACTGACCTTAGGTGTTTACCTCGAGGGAGGTATCGCTGAAAAAGCCAAATGGGAACTACGTGTAAAAGAGATGGAAGCTAAAGTGGCTGAAGCTCAGGCACAATCTGCACAGGTCAATACAGAAATCGTAGAAAAAATCGTTACAAAGACCAAGACAATAAAGGTACAGGGCGAAAAAATAGTAGAATATATAGATAGAGAAGTAAAAGTTTACGATAATACTTGTACAGTACCTGAGGTAGCTATACAAGCACATAACATGGCTGCTAAAAATATAGCCCCTAAACAGGAGGGCAAGTGATGAAAAAACTACTACTATTTTGCACAGTACTTTTAATATCAGGTTGCGCTACAACTGTACCTGTGAAACAGAAGTTTCCAGAAGCACCTAAAGTACTGATGGAAAAGTGTGAACCATTAGAGACTATAGATAAGCCTAGTATAGTGTTCAGCGAATTCTTAAAGGTCGTGACTAAAAATTATACCAAGCATCATAGTTGCAGTAGTATGGTAGAAGCCTGGCAAGAATGGTATACTGAACAGAAAAAGATATTTGACGAAGTTAACAAATAGTATAAAACTTTTTCACTTGCTCGGCTACATATTCTACTTCACTATCCGTTAATTCAGGATATATTGGTAAGCTCAATAATCCTCTAGTCATCATAACACTTACAGATAGCATATCCGGCTTCACTAAATTATGTGCCATGGGTAATTCACTAAGTGCATGTGTGTAATGTATCTTAACATCAATACCTTTGTCTAATAGATAATTCATAAGATCATCACGCTGATCAGTATAAATTACAAACTTTTGATCACTGTGTATGGTATGATTTCTACTTAAGCAATTGATAGGTAGTGCTTTGAATCTGTCGAGATAGTAGTAACGTATCTCTTTTCTACGCCACTGCCATTTATCTATATACTGTGTCTTAACAAGTATCTGCGCACAATCTTGTTCGCTCATTCTACTATTCGTACCAAAGGTCATGTATTGATTTTTACCGTTGCTTCTATAGCTATAAGCAAACTCATATAGACCTCTATCGTTTGTAACGATGGCACCACCATTGCCATTAGCCGGTAAATTTTTAGTAGGATCAAAACTGATGGCCATGCCGTCACCTATGTTGTCGGCAATCAACCAATGCTGCGCACCATCGACAATCACATTGTTATATACAAGATTATCTGTGGGCGGTTGAGCTCCATATAATCCCACTATACAAACTGAGTTCACAACATCGTCTAGACTTTCACTATGCTCATAGACTAATCCATCGTTGTGTGTATCTAGTAACTCAACTTCCCAACCAGCATTTATAAACGCATTTAGTGTGGCAACATATGTGAGGTTGGGCAATTTAACTTTGGGAGTCATGTCAAACATTGTAGTATATGGCTCAGTATGATACCTCGCCATGATCTCTAATGCTTGAGTGCCGCTATGAACTGTTATTGCAAAGTTTGCTTTAGTTCTTGATGCCAACCATGATTCGAATCTATTGGTGTATTCCCCATTCATCAAGTTGCCACTGGATAATACCTTATCCGTAGCATCTAATAATTCATCTTTGAGATTACGATATTGTTTTTTTAGACCAAAATGGGGAATTCGACAACCATTCATAGTATTTCTCAAAACCTTCTTCTACATCGACCTTAGGATCATAACCAAAGTCACGCTTGGCAGCATCGATATTCAATGCACCGCGACTGGGGAAGTCAGCATCTTTATCTCTAACGTTGATAGAGCCTTTACCTGCGATCTTTACTGCTAGTTCAGCAGCCTCAAGTAGTGTGCGGCTATGGCTCTTTGTGATGTTATATGTCTTGTTATCTGTATTTTTGCTGAGTGCAGCAGCAACTATACCGTCAGCGGCATCTTGGACATAGGTGAAGTCGAGGGTTTCTCCGGCTCCATTAACATTAAGCACTCCTCCGCGCATTGCTGTAAGCATGAACTTCGCAATAACTCTATCTTCAACGTCAAGTGGGCCGTATACAGCACTAGGGCGAATAATAGTATGAGTAAAATAATTTCTCCGCGAGTAATCTTTGACAAGCCATTCTCCTGCTAATTTCATGATACCATATTGTCCTTGAGGATTACAGATGGCATCTTCTGTAACATCATCAGTAAAGTCACCATAGACCATACTTGAACTGATATATACAAATTTTTTAACACAACCTAATTTGCTTTCCTCTAGCAAATTAAGCAGTCCTTCGCTCATTACCTTAGCACCATATGGTGGATTAGCGTTGACAACTTTCTGTCGAGGAAAGCTTGCCATGTGAATAACGATATCAGGTTGAAATCTGTTAAAGACAGAATGCATCAAGAACCTATCACTAATGTCGAACTGAGCATTTTCCACATACCCAGTGATTTTCTTACGCTCAGCCATGAGATATTCTATCTCATCCTGCGGTATGATGCCATAGTTGGTTTGTGTATCAACCACAAATACCCTATGCTTCATGTCCCTCAATTTTCTAACTACATTATGTCCTATAAGACCATAGCCGCCGGTAACAAGTATATCACTCATATTTTAGTTTCCAATATGTTAAATCTGCGCCATCTAGATATGCAACTATGTTATATACATATCCATAACTACTAGGATCTAGATGCCTGCGCCACATGGGAGGTTGTACGCTTTTTTCCATTACCCATTTACCCTCATCTGTCTGTTGCCATTTCCAGATAGGGTCAGCAACGAAAAGATCAGGATCTTCTACGTCACCCATCTTTATGCTATGTACAACTATCTCTTGCATCACACTGCCATCTTAGCCTTGATACTATCATGACTTTGATAATTATCTAGTCTGATATCACTCATGGTGAATTTATTAATGTCTTTGATTTCAGGATTGATATAAAGAGTAGGCAGAGGATATTCAGTTCTAGTTAACTGCTCTTTGACCTGTTCGATATGATCTTTATAGATATGGGTATCACCTGTAGATATAATTAATTCTCCCACACCTAGACCACATACTTGTGCAATCATATGTGTCAACAACGCATAACTAGCAATGTTGAACGGTAGACCCAAGAACACATCCACGCTACGCTGATACATATGGCAGCTAAGTTTGTTATCTTTACTGACATAGTATTGACTCATTACATGGCAAGGAGGTAACGCCATCTGATCTAACTCTCCTACGTTCCATGCATTTATGATATGCCTGCGTCCATGAGGATCGTTCTTCAGAGAGTTTATAACGTTACTGACTTGATCGATAGGTGTGCCCCAACGAGGACCTTCCCATTTACGCCATTGAACTCCATATACACGGCCTAGATCACCTTCAAACTTTGCTTTAGGTTTCCAATATGGTGCCATTGCATTAGGAGTCCAGATCGTTACCTTACCCTCTTTCGACCCGTGCGTGATCTCCGCCAATCTACGTTCATCGTTACTACCCTCAAGAAACCAAAGTAGCTCGCCCACACAAGCCTTCCAAGCCAACTTTTTTGTAGTAATTGCCGGAAACCCGGAGCTAAGATCAAAACGAAGCTGGCGACCAAAAACACTAATAGTGCCCACGCCAGTTCGATCATCTCTAGATTCTCCATTGTTTAAAATGTCCTGTAATAGGTCATGATACTGTTTCATTAAAAAATTCCTGGGTACGGTATGTCATTTATGCAATCTGGAAAGACGAGGTTAATTTCATCTTCATGCTTTATTTTAGACAATTTCTCTTGAGATGTCAATATATATTCTCTAGTATTAGCAGACAATTCAAACCCGATTTCCTGAAGATAGTCTCTTACCAACACAGGATTAGGATGATGATCATCGAATAATTTACCTTTATTGATATAAGCATGTCCTACATTTAGTTCGGGTTCTATTGCCAATCTAGAATTAATATATGATCTCAAATCTGTAGGAGTATTTAAAACATCTTTATAAATGTGTTCTATATCATTAACAATATAGTCTGTATAAAAATCTGTTGCCTTACTATCAACATGATCGCTTGATTTCCAAGGCCATGCATTTAAGAAAATAGTAGTGCATGGTAATGTTTTCATATAACCTTGTGTAAGATTCATTAATCCAGTATCTCTAATCAAAAAGAAATCAGGCTGACAAAAATCTCTAACAAAGTCTCTAGGATACAATGATTGATTGTAAATATTACCCTGACCTTGCCATTCACCGTCAATATGTCTATCTTCTCTAGTCATGCTAGTCCACATAACTATCACAAGATCATCACTATTGAACTTTAACCTTTTAGATATCTCGCTTATACGCATAGATATAAACAGGTTGCCGCAGCCTATTTTACCAAAGTTGTAAAATTCAGCATGCGGCATATTTTTTGATATTACATTGGCCCATGTGGGCCACATGTAACTAGTATAACTGCACCCAAAAACAATTAGCCTCTTAAAACGTGAATAATCGGAAATCATTTTTGTTTGTGTAGTTTACTCAATAATTTATCAGTCTCAGGTTGTACGGTCTCCGCGATACTTTCTATGTTTAGAACGAATTCAACGCTATTGATCATGTCGTCATATTCCTCTAACTTGCGACTGACAGCCTCTTCGATCTGTTCAGGTGCTAGTCCTTGATGTAGGAACCTCTTGATGTTGATTGTTTGCTGTTTTTTCCCATGAAGTTTTATAACAAGTTTTGCTATAAACTCTATGGGAATTTTCTGCTTATCAACATCTTCAATGATATGTTCCCATTGCTTGATGAATTCTGGGGACATGATCTATGTTACGCTGTAACCTTTGCTCTAGATTTTCTAACTTTAGTTTCAGTAACAACCTTAGTTTCAGCAACAGCCTTTGCTTTTGATGCCTTAGGTGCCTTCTCAGGTTTCACTGGATCAAGTGCTTGTGCCTCTTTTAATAAACGCTGTGCTTCAGCCATCAAGCCCTTTGCTTCACGATCCATGCGTTCTGCTTGTTGACGCAAATTGCTTGCAAGTCCAGTATCATCAAGCAGTGCTGCATTAAGCGCCGCATCTGAACCAGCAGGGGCGGGTCGCTTATCACCGCGCAAGCGTCTGGCTACATCGACTGGATCTTGTAGACCCATGCTAGCATCCATCTCTGCTAACTTCTTAACTGCATCTTCACCTTGCTTCATTTCATCAAGGATCTTGTTAAGTTCATCAAGCTTGATTTTCACATTGGGCGCCGGTGTCATTACAACCAACTCAGTGCGAATCTTCTTCAACATGCCTTCGGCATGTAATTTTTGAAGGATGACATTACCATCCTTAGTGTGTGTACGGTTCAATGCGTGTGCGAGGTCTTCGCTATTTTGACCGATATCACTTTCAATGCATGCCATTAATGGATCATGAATATTCTGACCTAATACTTCAGTATATACGACTAATGCCATATGTGGCTCGCCCGGTACTTCACGGAATACTACCGCTACTTTACGATCACCATGCTTTCCTATATGTCTTAAAAACGCCATATGTGTTCTCCTCAATTGTGAAGTATTTAACTACACACTATAGAGACAAATTATTTTAAGACCATGTAAGTTCGTATAAAACAGCTTCTTCGGGATCCTCAAAATAAGGAGGGGCTTCATTACTTTGTAATGATAATATCTGAGGTAAAAAGAATCGACCTTGCAATCTTTCAAGAACCCACATTTTAGATTCACTGGTCAATGGGGTGTTCGTTGCCACAAAATGGATAGGGCAATAATCTAATTGCCTCTGTTGATACCAAGTATATAAATTTATTTTATGCATCAGTTAATTTTACCAACATTTTAAAATGTTCGTATGCCTTGATTACCGCAGGTGATTCTGTAGGCTTAGGTGCGATTTCAAGCCAAAGTTGATCTCTGTCTAATTCTGGGTGAAT